GGGTCGCCCCAGGGGTAGGGTGAGGCCTTGCTGCAGGGCACCTCAGCCCCTCTCATACACACCCAAATCTCTTCGTCTTCCCTTCGCCAATGCCCAACAATCGCAATACCAGCCACGTAGCGAGCACATCTTGGACCTGATAGACATTGCCCACATAGCGGAGGATACGGCGCTCTATAACGAGTGGGAAAAGGAATTCAAGCCTTTGCTTGGCAACACGGTACGCTGGGAAGGCTTCTCGTACATTGCCAAGGACCAGTTAAGCCGGGAGATTCCAAGGATATATGAGACAGGGAGTCTACGGGAAGTAGGCAACTGGGCTGGGGATGGACAGAGCACAAAGGTGTGGGAATGGATCGCCGCGAAGAAGCGGGGATATGCGACATCGGTGGATTCGGACTTTCGGACGGCGGACATAGCGAGTGAGGCGTGCCCGGGTGTGCGGTGTCAGTGCTGGGATTCGGTGACGGCTTTGAGGAATCTGCCTCCGGAGACCACGCTGCTTTACCTCGATTCGTATGATTACAAAGAGGGTAAAGAGTTGAACGCGTGTATGCATCAGGTAGCGGAACTGGCTAGTGCGTGGGAGTCGTTGCCCTCGGGATGCTTGATTGCTTCGGATGATTCGCATGGGCCAGATGCGGGGAAGCCGGCCCTGACGAGGCGCCTACTGAAAATCATAGGTATCGAGCCGGTCGTGGATTCGTATGTGGTGGTATGGCGGAAGCCATAAAGGTCAGTTCGACTTCGCTGCTCGCCAGGGCGCAAGAGTGCATCCGTAACAGGGAAAAGCCCTTTGTTTTCAAATGTGACCGTGGGGAGTCGCAACCCCTGTGGTGCATTGATTGGGGCAAGGGGCAGATTCAGGTGATTATCCGGTTCGAGTATGCGGCGATGGTGCTCGATACCCTCTACAGGAAGCTGAATGTTGATTAAGAAGGCGTGGGGCACGGAGATGGTGATCTGCAATGAGCCGGAGTACTGTGCCAAGTTTCTGATGATTGATGCGGGCAAGCGGTGCTCGCTGCACTACCACAAGGTGAAGAAAGAGACTTTCCACGTCCACCGGGGACTAGTACGCCTTGAGCAGAGGGATGTGCGGGGTGCGGCGATTGACGAGCTGCTGAAGATGGGGGAGTCGAGAACCATCATGCCGGGAACGCCCCATCGGTTTTCAAGCTATCTCGGGGCGACGATCCTCGAGGTGAGTACCCATCACTCCGATGAGGACGTGGTGCGGATAGAGCCAAGCGGACCAGCCGAGAGGCTGACGAAGGAGCGCATTCAGTAATGCGGATTCTGCTGTTTGGCGATTATATTACCGACCACTACATTTTCGGGAGTGTCAGCCGGGTATGCCCGGAAGCGCCCGTTCCTGTGTTTGTCCCGGATGGGAAGGATTACGTTCTTGAGGGCGGGGCGGCACTGGTAGCCAAGAACCTGAAAGCACTCGGGGTAAGTGTGGCTTTTGTGCACAGTGATGTTAGTACTAAAACCAGATACTTTTGCGGCAAACATCTACTCATGCGGGTTGACGCAGACAGCGCTGGGGCACCCATTCCGCTAAAGGATATGTCGGCCAATCTCCTCTTTGCTGGGCAGAGCGGTATTGACGCTATTGTCGTTTCCGATTACGGCAAAGGAGCCATGACCAAAGAGTTGGCTGATCTGATTTGCCAATCGGGAATTCCGACATTCGTAGATGCGAAAAAGAATTGGCATTGGTATGCGGGAGCCTCTGCGGCGTTCCCCAATAAACACGAATCGGTTCCACCAAATTACTATCGGCACGTCATTCAAAAGCTGGGCGAAAAAGGATGCCTAGTGGACGGAACGCCGGTTCCCGCCCGGCCACGCCAAGTATTCGATGTAACCGGCGCGGGCGATGTATTCCTTGCGGCTTTTGTGGTGCGCTATCTCGAAACGAAGGACTTGATTCAGGCCGCAGAGTTTGCAAACGAGTGTGCCGGCGAGAGTGTCGAGCATCTGGGCGGCTATGTGCTCAAAAGCAGGGTTCCCGTTTGTTCCTGATCGCCCCGAAGGAAGAGGCAACCGGCGAAGCAGTCATGTCGGTGGCCGATGCGAAGAAGAGCCGGGCCAAATGGGAAGCCATGAACCGGCTGCGTCCCAATGCTCAGAATGCTATTAATCTTGCTTGCGTTTACTATACGCTGGGCGAAGGCCACAAGGCACTTGCGGCGGCAAACACCGTGGTGGAAGCGCTTGCCGGGGATGATGTCAAGGTTCCCGCAAACCTGAAATCGACGGCAATCTTTAACCGGGCCATGTTTCTGCGGGGATTTGGACGCTTCGAAGAAGCCCGAAGGGGCATCTCGGAAGCGTGGGCGCTCGACAAGTCATCGGCCTATGTTGGTATGGCCGAAGCGGAAGAGTTGCTGCGTGAAGGAAACTGGGCCGAAGGATGGAAGCTCCACAATTCCGTCAGGGGCACTCGCGAAGGGGCAGCCCTCGCCCTCGGACTCGGAGAAGAGTGCAAGTACTGGGACGGAGTGGAGCACCCTCGGCACCTTATTGTCATCAATGAAGGCGGAACGGGAGATCGCATTAACTACACTCGTTGGCTCCCCGAACTTACCGCCCGAGGAATAAGCTGGAGTTTCTTTTGTTTTGATGAGTTGGCACCGTTTTATGAGCGGTTGCCGTGGATTGGCAAGGAAAGAATCATCCGGGAGAGCGATAAAACGGAATTTTCGCCTCCGCCAAGCCACTGGACAACCACTTTCAGTCTTCCGGGGCCGTTAGGGGCCAAACCAAACGCCATACCCCCTTACCCCTCCCCCTATCGGCCACCGGAACACGCTGTCAAGTTCGAGCGCACCGACAAAAGGCCGATTGTGGGACTGGCCTGGAGCGCAAACGAACTCTTCCAAGGTGGCTTGAAGGTACGAAGCCTCACGGAAGGGCAGGCGATGCGGCTGGTTTGCCTCACCGCCGACAAGATTTGCTGGGTCAACCTGCAGCACGGCCACAAAATGCCGTTTCCGGTGGCCAATGTTGAGTTTGAAACCTGGCAGGACACCGCAATTTTGCTCGATGCGGTCGATGCGCTGGTTACGGTCGATTGCGGAACGCTTTGGCTGTCGCTCGCAATGGAAAAGCCGACTGCGTGCCTCTTAACCAGCTCTCAGGACTGGAAATTTTCAAGTAATTGGGGTTCCTGCCTCACAAAGTACGAAAACGGCCCATCCAATCAGCTTTTTGATGCCGAAAAAGCGATTGATGCGCTGATTGCCGACATTCGCAAGGGCCTCTGGCCCAGGAGTTAGCATGATTTTCTACCGTTCTCTCTCTTCCGCTGACGGCGCAGTCGTTACCGGCCAAATCAAGCTACGCAAGATCATGTGGTCGCCCACCGGCGCGGGTTCGCTCGTGCTGCAGAATAACGGCACCACCATTTTGACGCTCACCCCGCCCGCAGCGGCTATCGTGAACGTGGACTTCCCCGAAGAGGGCCTGCTGCTCTACGGCAACCACCAATTCAGCACGCTTTCCGGTGGCGGAACGGTTTATCTCTATCAGGATTGAGGCGCTTCACGGCCCCTCATATTGCAGTAAAAACGACTCGCTCGCCCCTACATGGGCGAAAGCCTTAAAGACTACATCAAATTTGAATGGGTCAGTGGCGGGCGATTGTGAGTAAAACATGCCAGTAATCGCAGATGCTTTGAAAATCGTTCCAGCGGCAGTTCTGACTTCCACCGCGGCTTCTCAGGTGATTCAGTCCACCGCAGGCTCGAACCTTATCCTCCAGGCTCCCGGCTCCAACAAGTTGCTGGGCAAATCGTTCTATGTGCAGGCTTCCGGTTACGCCACTTCCGGCCCCGGCACCTTCACCGCAACGATTCAGCCGATCCTGTACGGTGACGCTTCGCTTGCAACCGTGACCACAAAGCCGCTGTTCTCCGCAACAGCGGGCACGCTGGCCTATACGGGTACTGCAAGCGCGTCGATTCCCTGGACCCTGTGGGCTGAGTTCGAAGGCGACACGACTTCCGGCACCTTCTACGGTGTGGCGCAGTCGGTTGTCGGCGCGACGCTCAAAACCCAGACCATCACTGTGGCACCCGTATCCACGATCAACTTCGCAACGGAACCTCCGATCAAGTTCGCCATTGGCAACACCACGGCGGGCACGGTGGGCACCGGGTTGAAGTTCGTGACCACGGAATTCCTGATTTACCAGGAGTAGTCTGATGCCGTTTGAGTCGAAAGCGCAGCAACGCTACGCATACGCTCATCCGGAAAAATTCGGCGGCAAGGAGGGCCTGAAAGAATGGTCCTCCTCCACCGATTTTTCCAAAATCCCCGAAAAAGTGACGCACCGCCAGAGGTACGTCAAGCGGTACAAGGCAAAGCAAGGAGCCAAGTAATGCACGATTCCCCGGCGACTGAAGGACTCGCGTACAAGTCAAAGATGCCACGGGGCATGAAGGACGCACGCAAGCACGGTATCCGCACCACCATGATCGAACACCACCACGACGGCTCTCATAAAATTACCCATCACTACATAAAGCATGATGTGCAGCCAACGGAACACGGTGCGACGGATATGGAATCTCTCCATGACCACCTCGAAGAAATGCTCGGTGGCAAGCCCAGCCCGAAGGAAATGGAAGAGGAATAATTGCCCTATTGCCGCTGGCTGGACATTTTGTGGTGGGATGTGAAAAATGCATTTTTGCAGGAATGGCGGCTATGGAAAGCAAATCCATTCCCAACATTCCATCCACATCCAGAGTTAATTGGGGCCGCAAAGGATTGGTCATGGCAAGCAGAAATCATGGCCGAACGGTTTGTCCCGATTACGTTTAATGCTGGAACGGATAAAAACCCGGAATGGGTGTGCCTGAGATAAATGCCCTCTGAGCGGTTTACGCAGGCCGTTGCCGACTACGTAAAAGACATCGGCGGTATACCTGCGTATTCCGAACGGAGGAAAAAGGCCCAGACCGACCTTTGGTTTCTCTCGAAGGAAATCTTCGGGCGTGACCTGTTTGAGCGCACGCACCGGCCTGTGATTGACTTCTTCCTCAAAAAGAAGCCCTACGCCCCGGCGTTCAAGAAAAACAGCAGCTACTCACTGGCCGACTTTCACGATGCAATTGCGGCGATTGCCCCGCTCGAAAAGCGGAAAGGTATCTGCCTTTATCCTCGCGGCTCTTACAAGTCGAGCTTGGATGAAGACGACATTACGCAGTTCGTGATCTGCTACCCGGATATCCGGGTACTCATCATGGTTGGCGAATCAAGCCTCGGTGAAGCGTTCGTTCCGAATATCAAGCAGCGGTTTGTTCTTGAAAAGGACAGGGAGCCGACTGAGTTTCAGTTGCTCTTTCCCGAGTTCGTCATCGACCTTGAATCCGACAAGGACAAAGGCGGCGCACAGGAGTATTGGTCGCCTGCCCGGCGTCTCGCGCAGAAAGAGCCGACCATTGGCTCAATTTCGATTCTTGGCTCCACGTCAGGCTGGCACTGCGACGTTCTGAAGTGCGACGACGTGATTACGGACACAACGCCAGTTACGGAAGCCCGTTCGCGCAACAAGATTGTGCGCAAGTTCGTGACCACGGCGAACCTGCTTGACCCGCATGGGATTCTCGAGCTGATTGGCACGCGCTACCACGAAGAGGATTTGTATTCGCACGTCAAGGCAACACTCTCCGAGTGCCGGTATCTGTGCGGTGCTTCGTGGACGGTTCTCCCGCATGCGCGGCTAAAGAAGCCGCAAGAGCTTTTGGAATGTGATGTTGTGCTGCTTTTCCCGGAGAGGCAGAACTTTGCCTTCCTGAAAGAGAAGCTCTGCCTTGATGAAGAGACTTTCTTTCTGCAGCAGTTGAACGACCCGAAGCTGATTGGCCCTTCCGTCAAGTTCAAGATTGAGGATTTGCGCAGGGCTACCGTACAGGTTCCGCAGAACAGCAGTTTCCGGCGCTACAACTTCTGGGATGTGGCCACAACGGATTCCGAAGGCAGCGACTACACCGTTGGCGGCTTCCTCTCGATTGATACGCAGAAATGGATTGCCTATCTCCATGCGCTAGTGGTGGACAAGTTCACGCCTTCCGAGCTTGCCTACCAGATCGCCAAGATGGGCAAGGAAACCAATCCTGAGCGCGTGTTCTTTGAGAAGTACAAGGACACTTCCGAACTGTGGCTTGAGCAGGAAGTGCGGCGCATCGGCGTTTCGATGGGTTATGAAGTGCCAGTCCACGCTTTCAAGACCGACAAAACGAAGATGGCGAAGGGCCACCGGATTTGCGGGCTGGAGCCGTTGATTGTGAATGGGCGGCTGTATTTCTCGAACATGATTCCGAATCTTGAAATGCTCTACAAGCAATTCACGGACTTCAAAGGTGTGCCACATCCGAAACGCCATGACGACATTCCCGACATGCTTTCGTTCCTGCGCATGGTGATGCCGATGACGGGCCTTGAGATGCCGAAGCCGCTGGAGCCGGGCTTCAACTCCAACCTGCAGATGATTACGAACGCCGCCGACAATGCCGCGTGGCAATCCGCGCAGTCAAAAGATGCGGCAGTGCGAGCCTTTATCAATGCGACAGCGATTCCGCCGACTATCGCAACCGCCCCACAAAAGCCCGAAGGATATTTCCCCGGACAATGACACCCAGAATTGCATGCTACATCGCCGGAACTCTCTTCTTTGCGCCATTGGTATTGATGTTGGTCGGTCAAATTATAGAAGAGGTTGTGAATTGGATCAGGAAATCGAAAGCAAAAGGATGCGCTGATGCCTGAATCCATTTTGAACCAATTCACCAATCAGGGCCTCAACGCCCAGGTTGAGCGCGACGAAGTTTCTCTTGGCCCCGAGGATGCTCTTGCGGCAAGGCAATACGACGACGAAGCCGCGCTAAAGATTCTCAAGCAGGATTTGGAAACTGCGGAAGCCGACAAGATCACAAAGGACTTCACGCAACTCTGGACGGTTGCCGACCAGCTTCTCCAAAGCCCTTGGCTGACGCAGTATTTCTTCAACCCTGCCAAGGCAAACGTACCGCGTTACACGCTGTCCAACATTCTGGACGTTGTAGTGACAAAGATTCACGGCGCACTGTTCTTTGAAGAGACGCCGTTCATGCTCCTGCCCAATCCGAAGATTGACCAGAAGGTTATCTGGGCAAAAGAAGCGGTTCTTGAAACGCAGCTCCGCGAAATGGAATTTGACGTGGAGTGCGAAAAGGGCTGGTTCCAGTGCGCCCATCTTGGCACGCAGTTTTACAAGTACGGCTGGATTGATTCGACCAAAAAGCAGTCAGTCTACAAGGCCAAGGAATCGAAGCCAAAGTTTGAGACGCCACTCGGCACAAAGGAAGTAGATACACCGGAGTCCGATGAATTTGAGTTGACCTATGAGAACAAGGACGTTCACCGCCCTTGGCTCAAGTGGCGGGATTTGCGGTATCTGAAGTGCGCGCCGACATGGAAAGAGGGCGATGTCCGCAAGTGCCCCTGGATTATTGATACTGATTACGTCACGTTCGATGAACTCGATGAATTGCGCGGTGTTGAAGGCTACGACATTCCTTCGCGGGAAGAATTGGAAACGCTGTTCTTTCCACCGAACGTGCAGGAGTCGCAACCCGGCGACATTACCGAAACGCGGCCCATCAGCATGCGGGCATGGCTTTCGCACTCGATGGGAAGGGAAGTCAATGACAGCGCCGATCCTTACGCCAGAAAGCTCGAATTCCTTGAACGGTGGGACAAAAACAAAGTCACCGTCGCCCTGCGCAACTCCCACGGATTCCTGCTCATTCGTAACGAATCACACGACTTTGGGAGCGTTCCCTATCTGTCTAGTACATGGAGACCGCTGCCCTCGTGCGGCTTCGGCCAAGGACTAGGCCAGCTTGTAGGGCCTGACCAGCAGATTGAGAAGGGCGTCCTTTGCGCGTATCTCGACATCCTTGCTTTCGTTGCGCGCCCCAGCTACGTCCGGCAGAAGCCGCTCAATGCGGTTTCGCAGGACATCTCGATTGACCTTGGAAAGATTATCTCCGTAGAAGGGCCAGTAAATGAAGCGTTCAAACTCATCGAGCAGCCGAAGATTGACCAAAGCCTCGTGCAAGCGATTGAAGCGGCCAAAACTTCAGCCGCGAGCACATCAGGAGCCAACGAACTTGTTGGACAGGGAAATACAGTTGGCGGTGGCCGCGCCACAGGAATGCGCAGCGGCTCGGGTGCCCAACTTGTTGGCCAAGCTCAAGCTGGACGCCTGGACGGGCCAATGGAACGCTTCATCCGCCAAGTCTTTGTTCCGTGGCTTTACATCATGGACGAACTCAACTCTAAACGACTGCCAGCCAGAACGCTCCGCGAAATCCTGACCGATGACATGGAGCACGACTATGCGGGCTTCGACCATATCGCATGGCGCAACGCGCAAGTGCAGTATCAGGTGCTTGCCGGTTCGCACCTCGGGCCACGCAAGCAGATGGCCGAGTTTATGCCGTTTATTCAGCAACTCGTGAACACGCCGCCGATGATGCAGGCAGC